CGCACCAAAACCAACTGCACAAACTAAGAAAGACGAGGAATAACAATGGCAATCTATTTAAATAATAACGTAGGTGTTAAGTTGGCTACCAATGCTGCGCCAACCACACCTTCAATCGACATTAGCTCATACGTAACTAATGCCGTAATTAACCAGATCGTAGATGAGTTAGAAGTAACCGCTATGGGTGACACAGCGCACAAGTTTGTTGCTGGCCTACAATCAGCTACATTTACTATCGACTTTATCAATGACTGGGCAGCAGCTCAAGTAAACGACACATTGAGCGCAGCATTTGGCAAGACCCTAGCAGTATCAGTAATTACTGTGAAGGGCACTGCTGTAGGAGCTACAAACCCAACTTACCAATTCTCAATACTTGTAAATAACTTGACCCCAATCGGTCAAGGTGGCGTGGCTGAAATTGCTACCTCATCTATCACATTTACAGTAAACTCCGCAGTAACAGTGTCCCCATCGGTGGCATTCTAACTAAGGAGTAATAATGGCAAAGCTAAAGATAACAAGGGCTAATGGCGAAGTATCAGAGCACAAGATAACGCCAGGTGTCGAGTACGCTTTCGAGTTAAAACGAGGTATGGGAATTAGCAAGGCCTTGCGTGAAGATGAGAAGCAATCAGATATATTCTGGTTAGCTTGGGAATGTTTACGCAGGGCTGGCGCTCAGGTATCTCTATCGTTTGATGAATTTATAGACAGTTTAGATACTGTCGAGGTGTTAGACGAAGAAAAAAAATAACTGAGCGGTCTTCAATCCTTTACAGCATCGCACAGTTGAGCGTAGAGACTGGGATACCGCCTAGAGAGTTTATTGATATGGATAGCGAAATGTATGCCGCAATCATACAAGTCCTAACCGACAGAGCTAAGGAGATTCGAAATGCCAGTAGAGGTCGTAGGCGTTAAGGATGTCCTAAAGGGCTTGAGTTTTATTGATGTTGATATGCGCAGACGTGTTGTCGCAGCTGTCGATCCTTTAATGCGTGGCGTGGCTAGCAAAGCTAAAGGGTTTGTCCCAGGTAATACAGATGTATTGTCAGGCTGGTCTAAGGCCAATACAAGCACAGGCAAATTTCCTAAATATGATTCCAGTATAGTTAGGGCAGGTATTGGCTATAACTCTGGACAAAATAAAACATTTTCTAATGGCTTTAAGGTTTACAATTTTGTTTACAATGCTAGTCGCCCTGGCGCAATTTATGAGGTAGCAGGTCGCTTAAACCCACAGGGTAGAGCACCATTTCAAATGACACCATCTAAAGGCGCAAGCGGTACATATACGTTAAAGTCACCCAAGAGCAAAGCATTTAGAGAGTTTAATTCAAGTAACCCATTTGCTAGCCAGCAATTTATAGCTGCATTACCTAAAGTAACTTCACAGCCTAAGCTTGAAGGTGTAAGAGGTGGCAATAGAAAGACTAAAGGCCGTTTGGTTTACAAGGCCTGGGCAGAAGATAGTCCTAGAATTTACCAGGCAATTAAAGATGCTATCAATGCTACTGCTACACACTTTAACAAAACTACACAACAGAGGGTTGCATAATGGCCAATATAGTTGTCTCCGCCTTAGCCACCTTTAATGGCAAAGCACTTAAAAAGGGTAAGAAAGAAATATCCTTATTTGAGCAACAAGTCAACAAATTAGGTAAGACCTTTGCTAGTGTTTTTGCGGCACGCAAGTTATTACAATTTAGCAAGAATGCTGTTAATGCGTTTATGGCCGATGAGAAGGCCGCTAAGTCTTTAGAAGTACAATTAAGAAATACAGGATTCCAATTTAGTGCGCCAGGTGTTGAAAACTACATAGGCAATTTACAGAGATTAACTGGCGTATTAGATGATGAACTGCGCCCAGCATTCCAGCAATTACTTACAGCTACAGGGTCTATTACTAAGAGCCAAGATGCTTTACAAACAGCACTAAACATAAGCGCAGCAACAGGCAAGTCTCTTACCGAGGTTAGCGCAGCCTTAACACGTGGCTTTAGTGGCAACACCACAGGCCTTAGCAGATTAGGTGCAGGCATAAGCAAGGCCACGCTAAAGACTGGCGATATGAATAAAATTATGGCCGAACTTAATAAAAAGTTTGCAGGCCAGGCAGCAGCCAGATTAGATACTTATGCAGGCAAAATGGGTCTGCTCACAGTCGCAGTCGAAGATGCTAGAGAGACTATCGGCAAAGGCTTATTAGATGCGCTGTCACTATTAGGCAAAGACACCAGCATTAGCAGTGCTACAAAATTAATGGATGATTTTGCTACTAGCACAGCAGATGCAGTAGTAGGTATTGCTGTCTTAGTTAACGAATTAAAAAAACTAGGTAACACTAAAGTCGGTGGCGTATTATTTGATGTTAAAAATATCCCAGTATTAGGTGCTTACCTTGCAGGATTTTCAGAGATAGGCGCAGCGCAAAGGGCTAAAACCGCACCAGACAACAAACAAGGCCGTGCATCGGCTCGTATCTTTGCCCAGCAACTACGCTTAGAAACAAAACTATCAGAGCAAAAGAAAAAAGAATTAGCGCTGTTAGATGCCAAGAACAAGAAGCAAACCGAGGTTGACAAACTATCAGAGAAATTTGACGTTGAACGCATAGCTTTAATGAAAGCATTAGGCGAGGCTACAGATCAAGAGACTAAATTACGTATCCAATCTAAGTTAGCCATCCTAGACAATAATGAGGCTTTGGCTAAGAAATACAATGCAGAAATGAATGCCGTTAAAGGCGCTAATGATTTAGCCCTAGCCTTTGGCGCAGCGGTATTATCTTTAAGTTCTACTAATGCTGATATAGCGAAATATCAAAACGATTTAGCAGCTTTGCAAGATAAGCAAATTAAAGCTGGCACAACTGTTACAGCGCCTAACCCAGCAGATACTGCCATAGTTTTATCAACTGCTCGGAGCACCTTAGACCGATTACAAGAAAGTTTGCCTAAATTATTAGAAAGAGTGCAGGCTGGAGCAGCCACATTTGACAGAAGCGATACTTACATACCATCAAGTGCTATGCCATCGGGTGTGCCAACATTTACTACTCCGCCTGTAATTAACGTAAACGTAGAGGGCAGCCTAACTTCATTACAAGAATTTGAAATAACAATGCAAGATTTATTATTAAAGATCTATAAGCAAAATGGAGATCTAGCGCCAGCAGGGTTTATTCAATAATGTCTGCTCCTACCATAAATGCAATAATTAACTTTAGCACTGGGCCTAGCACGGCTCAGGCTATGCAGTTAGATATTGGCATATTGGGCACAAACATATTAGCGGATGCTGTTGCTGTAATTGTCGATGTATCTGATCGGGTCAATTATGTCCAGACTAAAATAGGCCGCAACCCTACGGCAGATAGATTTATTACAGGTCAATTAACTTTACGCATAGTAGATCAAAATGGCGACTTTAATCCTACTAACCCGACTGGGCCTTACTTTGGATTACTTACACCTATGAAGAAGGTGCAGATTACTGCTAATTACAGTGGCACTACTTATCCTATATTTTCAGGTTTTATTACATCTTATGTTAACCAGCAACCTAAAGATGCTACAGAGGTTGCCTATACAACCATCACAGCTGTAGATGCTATGAGGCTTGCACAGAATGCACAGATAAGCACAGTTGCAGGTGCTACCGCTGGCGATCTATCAGGCACACGTATTAACCAGATATTAGATGAGATCGATTGGCCAGCATCAATGCGTTTAATAGATGCAGGGCAAACTTTATTACAGAATGATCCAGGCATTCCACGCACATCTCTAAGCGCTATGGAGACTGTCGCCAATTCAGAATATGGCGCTGTATATGTTGACAGTAATGGCGAGTTTGTATTTAAAGATCGATTAACCGCTACTGCATCAATAGGTGCTACCCCTACCCTGTTTGCAGATGATGGCACAGGTATCCAATACGCTAATGCTGTATGGAAACTAGATGACACCCTTATATTCAATTCAGCCCAAATCAGCAGATCAGGTGGTTCACCACAGACGGCCATAAACCAGCCATCTATTGACAAGTATTTTATACACAGCTATAACCTGCAAGACCTGCTAATGCAGACTGATGCCGTAGCCCTAGATTATGCCAGGGCTTATGTGGCTAGTAGGGCTGAGACAACCATCCGATGCGATGCTATCGAGTTAGACCTATACACCCCTAACTACAACACAGGCATAATTGCTGCCCTAAACCTAGATTTCTTTGATCCGATCACTGTGATTACTACCCAGCCTGGTGGATCAAAGCTAGAGAAAACCTTGCAGATATTTGGCGTAGCCAACACAATAACACCAAACTCTTTCCGCACAGTATTCACTACGCTGGAAAGTGTTATAGATGGGTTTATACTAGGGTACAGCGCTCTAGATGAAGACGTACTAAGTTACTAAGGAGATATAATGTCAACTTTTCCAGGCACAACAGGACAAGTAGTCACATCCGCTATGTGGAATGGACTACCAGCCTTTGAAGTACAAGCTGCTAAGACAGCAGATTACACAGTAGGTAGCGGTGATGAGTATCAGCAACTAATACCTATGAACAAATCCTCAGCCGCTAACTTTAACATTCCAACCGATGCCACTTATAACTTTCCAATAGGCACTGTTATTACAGTATTAAATCAAGCAACAAATGCGGTAACAATTAAAGCAGTTACATCTGGCACAACCACAGTAGTCAGTGCTGGATCAGTTAGCGCACAGCCAACATTGGCGCAACATAAATCTGCTGCCTGCATTAAAACAGCTGCAAACTCTTGGGTAATTGTTGGGGCTATTGCATAAATGTTAAATATAATTGCTGCCAATTTAGCGCCAACCACACCAACAGCTTTAATAGTTGATTATTTAGTTGTTGCTGGCGGTGGTGGCGGCGGTTCAGATTCCACAAAAAACAATGGAGCAGGTGGAGCAGGTGGTTTACGATCTACTGTCACAGCCACAGGTGGTGGTGGTACTTTAGAAACTGCTTTAACTTTAACGCCTTCAACTAATTACACAGTAACTGTTGGCGCTGGTGGTGCTACAAATGCTGCTGGGGCTAATTCAATATTTTCAACCATTACATCTACTGGCGGTGGCAGCGGTGGTGGCACTACTACAAATGGTGGTAATGGTGGATCTGGTGGCGGTGGAGCAGTTGTAAATCCAACACCTATTGGCACAGGCGGCACAGGAACTGCAAATCAAGGTTACGCAGGTGGAGCTGCATTTGGATCGCCAAGTTTTAGTGGCGGTGGTGGTGGTGGTGCATCAGCAGTTGGAGCGGCAGCAACATCTACTACGGCAGGTAATGGCGGTAATGGTGTTGCAGTATCAATTACTGGATCATCTGTGACTTATGCTGGCGGTGGTGGTGGTTCTGCCGGAACTGGCATAACAAGAGGAACAGGTGGCACAGGTGGTGGTGGTAATGGAAGCGGTGATTCTACAAGCGGATTAAATCCAGTTGCAGGTAGCGCAAACACAGGCGGTGCTGGCGGTGGAGCAGGATTCTGGGTGATTGGAGTTGCAGGCGGTTCAGGCGTTGTAATTCTTAAATACCCAGATGGGTTTACTATTACTATTGGAGCAGGATTAACAGGCAGCACGGCAGCACCCTCTGGTGGTTACAAAGTTTCAACAATTACTGCTGGCACAGGAAATGTGAGTTGGGCATAATGGCACATTACGCATTTTTAGATGAAAACAATATCGTTACAGAAGTTATAGTAGGTATTGATGAAACTAAGTTAATTGAAGGTTTAGATACTGAAACTTGGTATGGCAATTTCAGAGGTCAAGTTTGTAAGCGGACTTCATACAACGGGAATATACGGAAAAATTATGCAGGCATTGGTTATACCTATGATTCTATCAGAGATGCTTTTATAGCTCCAGAGCCTGATAATGCCATTGGTTTTGATGAGGAAACTTGCCGTTGGATAACACCGATTGCGGAATTTCCAAACAATGAAGCCTAAACTATGTGCAGCTGGTGTGCAGTTAAGAGATCAAATTGATACGTGGTTTCCAGATAGGAGTACTAAGAGTCCAGAAGGATGGTTGGGCGATAGTCGCCATTCCGCCAGAAAATCGGATCATAATCCAGACACAAATGGGTGGGTCAGAGCAGTTGATATTAATTCTAGGTTGGAGTCATCCGATAGCCTCGCACCTTATTTGGCTGACCAAATCAGAATCGCAGGGAAATCAGATAAACGTTTATCATACGTCATCTACAACGGGCGAATATGCTCAAAGATATTAAACTGGAAATGGCGTAAGTATTCTGGGGTGAATCCCCACAAGCGACATTTACATATCAGCTTTACAAAGCTAGGCGACACAGATGCAAGGCCGTTCAATATACCACTAATAGGGGGCAAGATATGAAGATAAGCAAAAAACAAAAAGCGATACTAAAGTCATACGCACGTGGTGTATTAGTATCATTCTTAACATTCTTAGCAAGTAATGAATTAAATTTAGACCCAGCGCTGTCTGTAGTAATTGCAGCACTCGCAGGGCCAGCAGCTAGGGCTTTAGATAAATCCGATGTAATCGGTACTAGTGAAAAGTGAGCCCTGGCGAATGGGCTGGCTTTGGCGCTGGCGTTATGGCCGTGCTATCAGGCGGTCTAATAGGATTACGTTTCTTAGTTAAGGGTT